ATACTATGTTGCACGCGGAGGCATAAGATTATAAAAAGTAAAAAATCAAAAATGAGTAAAAACATTTTCAATACAATTGAACTAACTGCACCCGGAAAAAATCGTTTCGATCTTTCCCATGATGTGAAACTCTCCATGAAATTCGGAGAATTAACTCCTGTAATGATACAGGAGTGTCTACCCGGAGATAACTTTAGAATTGGTGCAGAATCTCTTATTAGATTTGCACCCTTAATTGCTCCCGTCATGCATCGCATGGACGTGTATATTCACTACTTCTTCGTACCAAATCGAATAGTATGGCCTAACTGGGAGGAATTCATTACACAAGCAGCAAGCGATCAAACACCAGTCGCACCCTTCATAACTGTCGCAAACTTCGACTTAACAAATCCAGAGAAAAGGTTTCTCGACTACATGGGAGTACCTCCACAAACTGATGCAGCTGGATACTGGAATATCAATGCTATTCCGTTGGCAGCTTATCAGGCCATTTATAATGAATATTATAGAGATCAAAACCTAATCCCGGAAGTAGACTACGAACTAGTAGACGGACAACAATTAGCTACACTTCCCTTATGCACAATACGCCGACGCGCTTGGGAACATGACTACTTCACATCAAGTTTACCATTTGCACAAAAGGGCGCACCCGTAAGCATACCACTAGGAGACGTAGTTCTCAAAGACCCTATCGCAGATCAAAGAGGCTTATTCATTGACCCTGCGACCGGAGTACCTCCCCCAACAGGTCGTTTAATTCGACAGGATGGAACGGCAGGAACTGGCAGGCTCGTATTCGACGGTACTACCGTAGACACCATATACGACCCCAATGGGTCAATGGAAGTATCATCCACCACAATTACAGATCTACGCCGCGCTTTTCGTTTACAGGAATGGTTAGAAAAAAATGCAAGGGGTGGCACACGCTACACGGAGAATATACTCGCACATTTCGGAGTAAAAAGTTCAGACGCAAGATTACAAAGGCCTGAATATATAACAGGCATAAAAACTCCAATAGTCATATCTGAGATACTTAACACAACCGGAGCAGTAGACGGACTTCCTCAGGGGAACATGTCCGGCCACGCCGTTGGCGTTGCTTCCGGTCGCTTTGGCAATTACTTCTGTGAAGAACACGGTTATATTATCGGGATTATGAGCGTCATGCCTAAAACTGCCTATCAACAAGGCCTTGCCAAGCACTGGCTCAAACTAGACCCACTTGATTACTATTGGCCTTCATTCGCCAATATCGGCGAACAAGCCGTAAAGGTTGCAGAGATCTACACTAGTGACATAAATCAAACTCAGGGTAACGCAACGTTTGGTTACGTTCCCAGATATGCAGAGTACAAATACACACCTAACCGTGTAGCAGGGGACTTTAGAACGTCCCTTAACTTCTGGCACTTAGGCAGAATATTTGATAACGTACCTGCTCTAAATCAGGCATTCGTAGAATGCACACCCAGCACTAGGATATTTGCCGTCGAGGACGGCACTGACTACTTATGGTGTCATGTTTTAAATAAAGTACATGCAACTAGGCCAATGCCAAAATTCGGAAACCCTTATATGTAACATCAATGAGTACACGCTGTATGAATCCAATCATACTCCGATACAATAAACCAGATGAACTAAAGGTGGCTTGCGGCAAATGTGCTCCATGCATCAGGAAACGTGTATCTATGTGGTCGTTTAGGTTAGAAAAGCAAGCAGAGGTTTCGACCTCTGCTCTTTTCGTAACCCTTACTTACAACAATACTCACGTTCCATTTTCCAGAAAAGGATATTTAACTCTGGAAAAAACTGACCTTCAAAAATTCTTTAAACGCTTAAGAAAGCATCATAAAGGAATACCAATCAAATACTATGCTTGCGGAGAATATGGATCAAAAACTAATAGACCACATTATCATCTTATTCTCTTCAATAGCAATCATGCTGACGTTATCAAAGCATGGTCGCTTGGAAACGTCGAAATGGGTCACACGCATTTCCGCGACGCTGAACATAACGCGATCGGTTATACGCTTAAGTACATTACTAAAGAAAAGAAAGTCGGCAAACATCACCTCGACGATAGAGCGAAAGAATTTTCGCTTATGTCAAAAGGACTCGGAGCAAACTACATTACCGCCGAAATGATCGGTTGGCATCAAGCCGATCTACTAAACAGAATGTACTGCCCTCTGAAAGATGGCATGAAAGCACCAATGCCTAGATACTACAAAGACAGGATATACGATGTAGAACAATTAGAGGAAATACAATTCCATATCCATTTGGAAGGAATTGCTCAACAGGAAAAAGAAATAATTGAACTCGGAGACAACTACCAGAAAATAAAGCGGGAACGCTTTGAACGATCACTTCAAAACATGTATGACAATGCAAAAAAAAGACAATGTGTATAAACACAGAAACACACTAAACTATCAACATCACGAAGATTCAGGGGAAATAAACTTATTTCCCTCACTCACTATCCCTGATCAGGCATTAAGCCTTAATGAGATAATCAGACGCTTTGCGTCTGGAATACCAATGGACATAGGAAAGATTCCCGTTTTCGATGAAGAAAACGACCTTCCAGACTTCCGCAAAATGGATCTTGCTGAACGGCAAGAATGGAAAGAACGTTTCCAACAAGAACTGGACGACTTTAGGGCGTCCCATACTACACCTACACCCGCACCAGCGGAAGGATGAGGGACCCAACCCACCTTCTTTGAAGGGGTTCAGGGTTCCCTCCCCTTCAAAGTGGGATTGGGGAACATCCTGACAGCTGGATGAAAAACAGGCATAATTTCGGCATCAGCCGAATTATAGCCGCCCCGCCGGAGGCACAAATCACTACTAAACACTCAGAAACGCCCTTTTAAGGGCGTTTCATCGTTTTACCCATAAAACACACTCACTCGCAAAGCCATAGCATTACTTGAAATGCTATGGCGCATTGACACCATATAATAAAAAAATGTAATATGAACGACGACGAGCACTCCATTTCAAGCGAGAAGGAGGTAATAAAACAAAAAAATAATAACTTGGGGTCAATCAAGACAAAAAAACAAACAAAATGCCACTACCACTACTAATACCATTAGCCGCCGCAGGCGCAGCAGCCGCAGGCTCTATAATAAATCCGATCTTACAGGCTCGGGAAAACAGAAAAAACAGGGAATACAATACACCCGTAAACCAAATGGCAAGGTTAAAGGCCGGAGGCCTTAACCCACACCTCGTATATGGCAATGGTGCGAATGCACAAATGCCTTCACAACAAGCCCCTCAGGTAGACTCATCCGCACCTCTGCAAATGTTACAGGCATATCAAAATTTCACACTTCAATCAATAGAAAAGGACAAAATTAAGGAGCAAATAGAACTTATTAAACTACAACAAAACTCACAGGCAGAAGTAAACAGGGGTCGTTGGTACGACACAGAAAACAAATCATTAAACTACTCTTTACAGTCTGGTCTATTTCAGACCAATACTGACATGCAAAAGGAAAAACTAAGGGGACTGGGAATTATAAATACAGGAAATGAGATAAAAAACGCTGGCAACCTTACCAGAAATGAAACTATGCAACTAATGCAAGCACCTACTCTGGAAAAATTAATACAGGATACTTTATCAGTAAAAGCAAAACGCTCCCTTATACCTTATCAACGCGATCAGCTTATCGCACAAAAAAATAATCTAAATTCCTCAACAGCACTAAATGATGTACGCAAATTAGGAGAAGAAAAGAAAAACGTAATCCTTAAGGACTCTCAACAACTAATACTTCAGGAAATAAAAGTAAAAGAAGGAATCGTAACAAAAAATCAAGCTGACGAAACACTAACTCGTACAAGGGAAAGATGGATGTCTATGGGACTATCACCTACTGCAACATCAGACTTACTTGATCTAGTCTTACCAACCGGAGCAATTAAAAAACTATCAGGCAAACTTACACCTCAACAGAACCACGACTGGGAACGCAGAGGACGCGAACGATTCGAAGAAATACGTAGAGCAAATCAAAACCAAAAATAGATCACATGAAACGAACAATCTTTATTGCAACAAACATTCTAAAAGACGAACAAACAGGTCAACATCTTATGACAGGCACTGGCTCAGACGGAGAACGCTACTACACATTTGAACTATCTCGGGAAGTAGCAAACGAAATAGCACAAAAAATGGACATTCAAATCATCATCATTAAAAAAAACAAAACATGGCACGACGATTCAAACGCAGATCTCGCAGAGGCGGAAAACGGAAAACTTCAGTTAAACGCAAATACTATGTTGCACGCGGAGGCATAAGA